CCTTCTCCCCACCCTCTGCCATTACATCATCGGCATCTACCCAAATAGACCACTCGTTCTTACAAGCATCTAGGGCTGTGTTTCTAGCAGAAGCAAAATCGTCTATGTGAGGCCAATCAGTTTTCTTATTCTTGTAGTGAATGACTTTAGCCCCAAGCGAAAGGGCGATCTCTTCTGTCTTGTCTGGCGTAGCTGACCCCCTAGCCATACAAACAATAACTTCTTCTGCGATGGGCTTAAAGGATTCAATGACTCGCTTGATGTGGGCTTCTTCATTTCCAGCGATTAGGTAAAGGGAAATAGGGATTTTCATTTAGACTAGGATTTCTAATTATTAGGGGATGTCAATTAAAAGAAAAAGGGGGAGCGGGTTATTCACCCACTCCCCCTTCTTCAGAGGAAACAACCAACAGCAATCTTTAGCTAGCGGAGTAGTTGGTGGTGATACGAACGGCGGCGTTCGGGTCAATCACAACTTCGTCCGTGTTCATACGAACCCGGAGCACTTGGCTACGGCGAGCTTCGTCACGATAGCTTTCGCTAACGAAACCACCAGCCGAGTCACCCGACCAGACCAAGGTGCGTCCGATTCCACCAGCGGTGAACTCACCACCAGCAATCTGACCTACGATGATCTTGGTATCTGGAACAACGAACGAACCAGAGTAGGCTTTGTTCTTGCCAGCAGAGTTGATCGCCGCACGACCAACGAGGAGGTTTTGAACTCCGAGAGCCGCCGCAATTTCAGCTTCGCTCAACAACCTTGCACCAGTATTGGAGATAACTCCGAAGAACTGATTTTGTAGGAGGGTGGAGCGTCTGATCAACTCAAACACATTGGCAGACATCGCAATACAATTCACTTCATAACCATACTGGTTAAGAGCGAGTTTGGCGGCCGCTACGTCACGAGCCACATCAACCGTGGCGATGTTCGTGTTCGTGTAGGCTACTGCACGAGTCTGGTCAGCGATGGTGAAGGGAGTCGAACCAGCCCAGAGAAGATCGGAAACCCGCTTCTCGTGGGAGAGTTTCAACTGACGGAGCAAGAACTTGGCAGTTTCTGCCTCGTACGAAAAAAACCTGTTTAGGTCTTTAGCGGTATCGTCCGGCACGATCTCCTCAAGTCCAAATTCGTCCGTGCTGTAGTTCGCAGAACTGAAGGAGCGAATCCCTCGGTTGTATCCCGAACCAGAATCACGAGCCGCCGCATTGTTGGTCAGCAACTCTGCACCGCCGAGTTGAACCTTTAGGTATGTTCCGCTCTTTGCATCAACATTCTGCAAAGGGAGAAGTTGCGAACCGATCAAACCGACATCGGCTTGAGGAGCTTCGATCAACGCTTGGTTGATGTCTGCTCGAATCGTTGTACCACCACTTACGTATGCCATATATTTATATTCTTTCTTGGTTGGTTAAATTACTGGGTTAAGGGAACTGCGACTTCGATTACTGCATCAGCCGCACCGCCTTCGAGAGCAACTCCGACGATGCCAACATTGGCCGCCGCAGTTGTCACGAGGCCAGCCGTGCTAGTAGCCACAAGGCCACCAGCGGCAATCGCCACATCACAAGTTGCAAAAAAGGTTGGGTAGAACAGCTTGACTGCACCGTTGTCACCAGCCGCTACATCGGAAATAGTAGAGCCAACTGCACGAGCCGTGCCGGAGACTGCCGCTACTGCCAATCCATCTGTTCCGATTTGAACGAATCGGTAAGCCGAAATCGCCGAAGCGAAGTTAAAGGTGCGAATTGCACCACCGTCAATATTTGTTGCCATTTTAGTATTATCCTTTGGTTATAGTTTGGTAATACCACGAGACAGAGCCTCGGAGTATTCGGTTGGGTTAGAGAGCATCACGGCTTTCATCGCCTTGAGCTTGCTTGTTCCGTAGTCGCTATGGGCGGCCACGAGAGCTTCAAAAGTTTTGGGTTCTTCCTTTTTCTCGGAAGGAACTTCGATTGAAGGGGAGGCGGGGATGGGCTTAATGCCGAACTCGGTCAGAACTTTCTTCACCACTTCGCTCATCTCTTCCTTGGTCTCCTCTTTTTCATCTTCGTCTTCTTTTTCGATGACGATCTTTGGAGCTTCCTCGGCCATCTCCTCTTTCTTCATTTCTTCTTTGGGTTTCATCGCATCTTCCAATGCGGCGAGACGAACCTTAATTTCGTCCATATCTTTCTTATAATCGTTGTTTTCCATATTTGATTTGTCCTTTTTGTCAAGTGGAGCTTCCTCCACGGCTTCTTTGGCTACGGCTGGGATGGTCTTGCCTCCCTGCACATAACCGAGTTTTTCCATAAACTTCACCATCTCCTCAAACAATCCGTTTGTGGCGGCTGGGCTGGAAACTAAATCAGCAGAGGCGATGCTCTGGGGGCGAATATAATCCTTGCCATTAATCGTCTCGGACTCATTCACGAAAGCCAATGAAACCCCAAACTGGTCGGGGGCTTCGGATGCCATCTCTTTGATAAGGCCATAGTGGGGTGAGTTGCGGAGCAAGCGGAGGTCGGCCACTAGCTTGTCCCCTTCGATGCGGGGGTTTCTGGCGAAGGCTACGACACTTTCGAGACCAGAGCCGTGGTTGATCTTCACCTTAATTCCGTTCCTTGCTCCCTTCATAAGTTTGAGGGCAGTCTCTAGGCTGATCTTATCCACGAAAAGGTCGTGTCCTTTAGCCTCTCCCACCTCCAAAATGCTCACCCCTCCCAGCTCCATTTCCTCCATCTCCTCGTCCCGATAAGTAGAATAGGCAACCGCCGCCCTTTGTTGTTCGTCTGGAAAGTCGCTGATGGCTTGCTCGTCTCCCATAAAGCGGGAAACAAAGTCTTGCTCGGATTCGTCAGCAGAGGGAATGGGTAGGGGCATAAAGCATCGAGGTTATGTCAAAGAAGATCGCCGTCTGCCGCTCGGTATGACTTCTTGACCTCACCCCCACCCGCCATCTTGAGAAACTTGTTCACCCTAGCCATCGCCCAAGCGTTGCGTGAGTTGGGCTTTCCCCCGGAAATCGTTGGCCTAAAGCTAGTGGAGAATGCACCCGCCCCCCTACGAAACACTTTCTTTAATGCTCCAAGGCTAGGGGCTTTCCTTGATGGGTGCTTGTCTTTGAACTCGGCAATCTTGTTCTTCAATGCCTCCTCGTTCTCGGATGAAATCTCTATGTCACCAGCTTTGCTCCTAGTGGATGCCGTGCCTTTTGGATTCTCCTTTGAGCCTTTGATTCGTTCCTTGGGAGGGGCTGGGGTTTGGGAGACTGGTCGGGCTAGTTCTTTAGGGCTTGGTTGCAACAAGTTCCTTCCGTAGATCAACATAGCCTCTTTATGCTTTTCTATTGTGAAATCTTTAGGTGCAAACATCATAGTAATTTCGGCCCTTTATATTTCTTATATAATTCATAAACATCTTTATCGTAGGACTCGCCATTTACGTGTCCAGAGAAAACCTCTGCCACAAATTCAAGTGGGTCTTTTGCCGCATAGGTGCTTACCTTGCCAGCAGTTAGAATTTCTTTATCTGCCATTTGACCAGAACCAAACCCATTCTCAATGTGAGAAGTCCATTGTTCAATTCCTATGGCCTTACCGTGTGCATTATGGGCATATTCGTGAACAAATATATCTTTTGAAGAAAAGTATTTATCCTCCACCAAGTCATCTAGCTGGTTTGCCAATCCATCTCCACTCTTGTTGTACTGAACATCAAAAATCATTTCCGACTTTCCATCTTGCCCAGTTGTTGCAACTGCAAATGAACCAGCAAATGCAGAGCCATATTTTTCCCCTAAATCAGCAGTTAGGATTCTTTCTGGTGGTGGTATGTCGTATCCCTTGTCTTTTAGATTTTTGAATGACTTTTCGATATCATTTGCCCTATCTATATTCTCTGGAATGTTTGCCTCAATTCCAGCATCCTTAAATGTATTTGTGATTTCGTCTCGTCTTTTTTCTTCTGGCGATCTTTCTTTTTGCTTTGGTGGTTCTGGGAGTTTTGGCGGTGGGGGCGGTGGAGTTGTGTCTTTCTGTTTTTTTTGCTTTTCCCTTTTGCCTTGTTCCGTTGGCCTTTTGTAATCCTTGGGGAATTTCCCACCGGGTCGGGTTGGGGTGTATCCCCCCTTGAGTGGGGGTCTGCCATATCCTACGGCACACTTGTTGTCTGGCCCGAAAGTTCCACCCTCATCTTGCCCACAATCCCTGCCAGCAACGAACTCGGTTTTCTTGTCCCTAGCCTCCATCTGCCCAACCACTTTCCTTGCCCAAGCGTAACCAGCATCGCCTCCCCATCCATTCCACGCTTGCCAGCCCTTGCCCTGCTCATCCCAGCTTGTGCCCTTCTTATCGACCTCGTGGCGAGTCAGGAAGCTCAACATTCGCCTTAATGTGTCAGGAGACAGTTTTACCCCATTCATCAAATCCCTAGCTCTGGCGATGCCTACTGGGGTCATTCCTCTTTGGCTGGGTGGTTTTGTCTCCCGCACATCCAAGGCTCTTTTAGCGGCATCCCTAGCCCCGTGTGGTGGGGTAAAA